CCCCGGCGTGTCCCGATTCGACAATTCCGCACGAAAACACGACAATATAACCACTCCCCAGAAAGGAAAAGCCATTGGCTAACGAGACCGTAATCACCGTGTGCGGCGTTCTCGGTCAGGACCCGGAACTCCGGTTCACCCCGGCAGGGAAACCCGTCGTGAACCTCTCTATCGCCTCCACCCCGAGCCGCTACGACCGCAGCACCTCCCAGTGGACGGACGGCACCACCATGTGGATGCGCGCCAGCGCGTGGGGTGACATGGCCGAAAACGTCGCTGAGTCCCTACGCAAGGGCATGTGGGTCATCGCCCAAGGCCGCCTAGGCCAGCGGGACTACACCACCCGCGAAGGCGAGAACCGCAGCGTCCTCCAGCTCGAAGTCGACCACATCGGCCCGGACCTGCGCAGGCAGCGCGCCCAGGTGACGAAGCAGGCCCCCGCAAGCCAGCAGGGCAGCTTCGGCCAGCAGCCCCCGCAGCCTGCCGCTTTCGGTTCGGGGAACGTCCCCGCGGCCGCGCAGGACCCATGGGGGACCGGGAGCGCCCCCACCGGCGAGCCCCCCTTCTAGTCGAGAGAGGAGGACACCATGGGAACAGTCAAGCGCGGCCTCATCGCCGCATGGCACTGGATCAGGTCGTGGATCTGACACCCCAATAACCAGGTGGCTGGCCCCATTGCTGGGCCGGGGCCAGCCACCACCCCCACCATCCCCAACCCGCACAACCCCAAGGAGAACCCATGAAACCCACCCCCACGTTCTGGCAGCGCCTCGGCCAAGCTGTCGGCCTCACCCTCGCACTCACCGCATGCTTCGCCGTCATCAGCGTCATCATCTGGATCATCACCGCCACCTGGCGCGCAATCATCGGAGGCTGACCGTGGCGACATACGACCCCGACCAGCATCGAATCCGGTGCGGTGACCACTACCTCCAGCCGGAAGTGACGGCCGAACTCTACGCGGTCGGAAACAGTGAACGATCGCACCACGTCACCCGAGTCCACTGGGAGCAAATAGCCATCATCCGCTGCAAAAAATGCGGCCACGAAACCAGCACGGACAACATCACATTCCGAACCCAGTAACCCCAGGAGAATTGAAATGACCAACTGGCCCGACAAGCCCCTCATCCGCATCATCCGTGGCGAGATAAATGGGAAACCTATCGTCAATAAGATAGCCACAAGAACAGAAGGGGGGAACTTCGCCATCGCGAACCGTCTCTGCGTGAACAACCACGACGGTGACAGCATTTCAGAGTGGGAGGAGGTTACGGCCGTCCCTACCGCCGCGCTCAAGCGCCTACAGGATGAGTTCCGGGGAGTCGACGTAATCAAGTCCCTGGAGCCGCCCCTCCTGGAAGTCCTCTCCTACCTGCCTGCCGACAAGCCCACCGCCCTCGACCGGGCCGTCACCAGAGTCAAGGACGCGGGCGGCCCGATGATCTCAGGGGGAGACTCGAGCGAGAACCGACTCTCCCTTCTCTTCGACGCCCTCGCCTCAATCGCGGTCGCGACCAATAAGGCCGCCCCGCTCGCCATGGTCGCCCGCATCTGCGTCGACTGGGCGAACCTCGAGAACCCGCGCCGCGACTCCCTGGAGGCCGCACGAGAGAGGACCAAGGTGCCTTCCGACCCAGGAAGCTTCATCGTCCTCTCCACCCTCGTAGGGGACGTGACTACCGCCCTGTGCGACAACTTCTCGCCGCGTCATGACCTCATCGACGTCGCCACCTACGCCCTCGAGTGGGCCGCCCAGACCATCGAAGAGGAGGACAAGTGAACTGGCTTGATTGGCTCCAGGTGTTCTTCCTGTATATCGCGCTCGGGTTCGCCTACGCAGAGGTCCGCAGGCTCCGGGGGCGCCTCGAGAAGGCGGAGGCCGCTCTCCAGCAGATCGCTAGCTCAACGAAGGAGGACTCCCATGCCTGAGATCTCTCGCGAGGTGGCCCTGTACTACGTGGCGAAGTCGGTGGCCGCTCAGGCGATCCTGGCTGCCGTCGCCGGCCTCGAGTCCGAGTGCTCAATCCTCATCCCGCACCTGACACTGGAGAGCCGCCAGGCCATCGCCAAGGAGATGCGAGCCATCGCTGCCAGCGTGGACTGCGAGCAGAGCCAGCACGACCTCGCTAAGCAGGCCCTTGAAAGTGAGGTGCTGGCCGTGCAGCGCGTGCAGGCCGGGGGAGGCAGCCTGACGCCCATCCAGTTCCCCGCCCACCTCATGGAGGGCCAGGACGGTGACTGAGGCCCGCACATGCCCCGTCACGGGGGAGCCGCTGCGGGGTGACCGGTACGTGAGCGCGACGGCCTGCCAGCGGCTCGACGAGGCCGCTCAGGGCGTCGTGGCGCTCATGGACGCCCTGGACGCCGCCAAGGCCGGGCTCCGGCGCGGCCAAGGCGGTGGGGCCGCCACAACCCCGTGCAGCCGACCCCCGGTGCGGCTCGGCATCATCCAGGCCGCGAGCGCCCACGAGAGGACCCTCCTGAAGTGGGCGAAGTGGGCCGGGCACGTGATTGGGATCGGCACCCCGCAGACGTGGGGAGGCATCTCCTTCGCGCTCAGGGGCGCGTCCGCGCACCCCGGCCGCCCCGAGCTAGCCACCCTCATCCCCGAGGTCCTCGCCGCCATCCGGGCGATCACGGCCCTCGTGGACGTCCCCGAGGACCAGCAGTTCTACGGGCGGTGCCTCACCGACCTGGGGGACCGAGGCGTCTGCGACCAGCCCATCTACGCCGCACCAGGATCCTCGTGGGCCAGGTGCCCGGCCTGCGACACCCAGTGGGAGTTGCAGCCCCTCCTCCAGTCCCACCTGGAGGCGGCCGCCGACTGGCTAGTCACCCCCGACGAAGGCGCCCGGCTGTTGACCCAGGCGGGCTACCCCACACGCCCCGGCACCATCCGACTCTGGAAACACCGAGGCCACCTCACCGACCACGAAGGCAGATACCACGTCGGCGACCTACTCGCCGCCGCATCCAGGCGACAAGCCGCATAACAAAGAGGCTCCCCACCAAACCGGTGGGGAGCCTCCCTCGTTTGCGGTCAGCGGGCGTGCTGCTCGGCGATATCCCAGAACAGGCTCTGGTAGATGTCTGGGCGCAGACAGTAGCAGACAGGCCTGCCGGGGCTGATGAACAACTCGAGGGTCTCGTCGGCAATCGCCTCGATGTCGTAGTAGTCCTCGACCGTGCCGCCGTCGGCGAGCAGGTCGGCTAGGCCGGGGGCCAGGGCGTCGCGGATCTCGCGCTCAATGGCTTCATTGCGCGTGGTGTACAGGTTCATGACTGGTCTCCTTGGGGTGTTGGGTGGGGTCGTGCCCGGCGGGGGAGTCGAACCCCCGCTGCGACCATCCGGGCGGGTGGGTTAGTTGGCGGTCTGCGGGTCGTAGCCGAGGAGAGCGGCGACGGCGACACGGAAGTCAGCGTCGGTGGGCTCATCGTCCGGCCCGGCGGCGACCTGGCCGTTGATGATGAGGCCGAGGTCGCGGCTCTCCTGGACGTACTGGCCGCGGGGGCCGACGGCGATCGCGCCATCCACGAGGTCGGTGACCTTGATCTGCCCGGCGGCGGCGTAGTCGATGTTCTTGATGGTGTTGAAGGCCTTGCGGATGATCATTTTGGGGTTCCTTTCGTCGTTCCCGATGGCTTAAGTGTATGCCCGCATACCCAATTGGGTCAAGCCATCAAGATGTGCGCTGCCACACACCAAGCCAACGATCCACCGACTGCCGAGTCACCCCAGCCGCCAACGCCACCGACGCCTTCGACGCACCGCCCCGCACCGCAGCCACCACCGCAGCCCGACGCTCAGCCTCCACAGCCTCCAACGCCTCACGCACCGCCTCAACCTCACAACGCAGGCGGTCCAGTTCCATCAAGCTCGGGACATCCTCGGCGCTCATGAGTCACTCACCGTGCTCACCATGACCGAGTGCTTCCAGGCGTCACAGATGCCCACCATCGTGAATGAGTTCCCCCGCAGGTGGGAGTGGTAGGCGCTACGCCCCTCCTCCGCATCCGTGATCCGCTCCGTCTGCGCGAGCAACAGCCACGCGCCAACCATGTCACCGTCTCCTTCGGCGGCCACGTGCGCCATCACAGCCTCCTCCAACGCGCGCTCAGTCTCAGCGCTCATCGCTACTCCTTCCAGGTCAGGCCCGGCCCCCGCGATGAGGGCCGGGCAGGTGGGTGGTCAGTCGTCCAGCATCGCCCGACGGTAGGCGTTGATCGCCTCCGTCACCGCCGGGTCGGGGTGGCGCATGGACGGGACGTCTAGGCTGCCGTACATCTCAGGCGTCCACTCCTCGCGCGGAATGTAACGCTCCACCGCCGGCCAGCAAGACGACTCCTCCGTCGTCACGAACCGGCCGGGGCGCGTCTCGATCACGAAGGCCGCCTCGACCTCGTCGTCGAAGGCATCCAGGTGGAGGCGGATCACCGCACCGTCGTCAGCGGTAGCGACCAGGACAGCGCCGGGGTAGTCGGAGGAGGTGGCAGGGTTCCAGTTGTAGTGAGCCATGGGGTGTTCCTTTCTGGGGTGCCCACCCCATTTCGGGGCGGGCAATGGGGGTGTTCAGTTGGTGCGAGCGTTGGCGAGGGCGGTGGCGATCATGCGCTCCACCACGCCGGGAAGATTGAGGAGGGTGGTGTCCTCGTAGGCGAGGGCGCAGTTCACGCGGTACATCGCGCCCGGGATGGGGTGGATAGTGGCGAGGCCGCCAGCCCAGTGGACCTCCACCGCCTGGCCCTTGCCACCAGGGTTGTCCTGGATGGTAACGGCGTTGCCGAAGTGCCTGATGAGGTAGCTCGCTGCGACGGTGACGGGGGTCATCTCGGGGTTCCTTTCTGAGGTGGGGGTGGTGTCAGTCGACGTCGTAGATGCTGAGGTCCATGCCGACGATGGCGGCGGCTTGCTCGTCGTCCATGGTGTCGCCACCCATGGCGTTGGCGAAGCGGTTGCCGTCCTCGGTGCGACCCCAGGCGGGGATGTGGTAGAGGCCCTGGGCGTCGTCGGCGTACTCGAAGAGTGCCCGGGCGATGCCCTCGCCCTGGCGGTCCTCGTTGACCTCGACGTTGAGGGTGAGGCCGGTGGTGTGGGCGATGAGGTAGCCGACCTCCTCGCCGTCGTCGATCATGGAGTACCGGGTGCCGGTGAGGTTGTCCTCGCTGTAGTGGCTGGTGGTGATTTCCATGATCGGTTCCTTTCTGTCCGTTCCGATGGCTCTAGTGTATGCCCACATACTGAATGGATGCAAGCCCGGGGGGGGTGCACACAAACAGTGGGGTAGGCCACACTAAAGGGGGTGGGGTTGCAAGTGAGGGGGCGCCCATCACAGACACCCGCCCCTCTCGCAGCAGGGGCACCCCCATCAAACAAGGGGCGGGGGTGTCGATAGACAGGGGAGGGGGCGCCAGAGATGGGGGGTGGCCAACAGACAGGGGGCACCCCCATTGACAACCACCCCACCCATCGACACCCAACCGTGACACGCCAGACAGGATTACCGCTTGCACACTACAACTGAAACGCGCATCATACGACCATAGGCAAACTGTCAGAGCCCAGCCAGACCGCACGGTCGCTGGGCTCCACTGTTGCCACCCTTCTGGGGAGAAGGGAATGGGGAGAAGCGACGCGGGCCGCACGTGCACAGCAGCACGTCGCGGCCCGCGTGCGCACACGCGCGCGAGGAGGACACGTGACCACCTCACGCACCGGCACCACACGCTGGCTCCACAACGCAGCAGCAGCCAAACGCTCAGCGCGCGCGGCAGGACTAGAGCACTGTCCCATCTGCCACGTCCGCCTCACCTGGGACGCTGGCCTACTGCCTAGTAGCCCTGAGGCCGACCACATCGTGCCTCACAGTCGAGGCGGAAACGACTCAATAGACAATATCCAAATCATCTGCCGAAAATGCAACCAGAAAAAAGGAAACGGCAGAAAAGCCAGGCCGCCGAAACGAAAACGTTACCAAGCGGCCAGAATCAAACCAACAACCGACACCGAAACATGGTAGAGTAGCCGCCAGAAACACCGGGACAGGGGGGATATACCCCCCGCCCGGCCATTATCGCCCCCCCGTGGGTATAGCGGCATCTCTCCCCACTGTTTTTTCCCAAGGGGGTGCTTATGAGTGCCGCGAGAAAACTCCGCGCCGTGAAGGATGGCGAGACGGCCCCTAAGGCCCCTGGGAGCGTCCTGGACGCGACGGAGCACGGGGACAGTAGGGACGTGATGGCTGCGATGCGTAAGCGCCTCGCAGCGTCCATTGATGCCCCGAGCACCCCGGCCCGCGACCTGGCTGCCCTGTCCCGTCGCCTGCTCGAGGTGGACAAGACCATCCGGGAGATCGACCTGGCTCGCGAGGAGCGTGAGCGGCAGACGGCGACGGAGGCGACGGAGGATGAGGATGGGCTCGGCGACATCTGAGCCCCGTCTGTCCGACATCGCGAAGCACCTCATCCTGCCCGAGGGGATCACGTCTACGGGGTGGCCTGCGGTTCGTGACCGCGCTAAGCGCTTCGGCCTGGGCTTCGACCGCTGGCAGGATGGGCTGGGGCGCGCGATCCTGGCGAAGCGGAAGAGTGGGCTCTACGCGGCCGGTATCGACGGCGTGCAGGTATCAATGCCTAGGCAGGTCGGGAAGACCTACACCTTCGGGGCGATTGTGTTTGCCCTGTGCACCCTCCAGGAGGGCCTTTTCGTCCTCTGGACGGCGCACAGGACGCGCACCGCCGATGAGACGTTCGCGTCGATGCAGGGACTCGCCCTGAAACCGGAGATCGCTCCGTACATCGATGGTAGGCCGAGGCAGGCGAACGGCCAGCAGTCGATCAAGTTCACGAACGGCTCCCGAATCCTGTTTGGCGCTAGAGAGGGTGGCTTCGGCCGCGGTTTCGCCGGCGTCGACATCATCGTCTTCGATGAGGCGCAGATTCTCGGCCAGCGGGCCCTGGATGACATGGTGCCCGCGGTCAACACGGCCCCGAACCCACTGATTCTGCGCCTGGGCACGCCGCCGCGCCCGACGGACCCGAGCGAGGCGTTCACGACGTTCAGGAAGCAGGCGCTCGCCGGCGACCTGCGCGATGGCATGTATGCCGAGGTCGGTGCGGATGACGACGCCGACCCGGAAGACCGCCGCCAGTGGAAGAAGGGAAACCCCTCCTACCCGCACCGGACGCCGGAGTCGGCGATCCTCAGGATGAAGCGCCAACTGGGGCCTGAGAGTTTCCGGCGTGAGGGCCTGGGGATTTGGGATCCGGAGGTCGCTAGCCAGGCGATTGGCCGTGAGGCGTGGAACGCGCTGACGGTGGACGACGCCCCGAGCGGGCTGCGCTGGTGCGCGGCCGTGCGCTTCTCGGTGGATGGCTCTACGGTCGCCCTGGCTCGCGCGGGCCGGAAGCCTGAGCGGAAGTCTGAGGCGGTCTTCGGCCAGTTGTGCACCTCTCAGGGGGTGCGCAACATGGGTGAGGGCGTCCACTGGATCCTGGACTACCTCACCGAGCACCGGGACCGCTGGGCGCAGATCGTCGTCGACGGCAAGTCCGGTGCCGGCGACCTGGTTGACCGGCTCCGTGCCGCAGGATTCAGCCCCAAGACCATCTGGACGCCGACGACGGACCAGGTTATCGCCGCTCACGCGATGATGGACGCCGCGATCCGGGACCGGTCCCTGTCGCACCCGGACGACGCCGAGCTAGAGGCTGAGGCCGCCGTCATCAGCCGCCGGAAGATCGGCGCGGGCGGAGGTTTCGGTTGGACCGCGCCGGAGGGGATGACGTCGGCGGGCATGGACGCATTGACGATGGCCCATTGGGCCGCGAAGACAACGAAGCGCAGGCCGCGCGAACTGGCCGCTAGAAGTGTGGGGGTGGTGATGTGATGGACCTGATGGCCTACTACTCCCCGGTGCCGACCGACGTCGTCGGCCTGGCCGAGGATGACGCCGCCCTCATGGCCCGCCTGGTCAAGCAGTGGCAGGACAAACGCTCGCGGAACGCTCTCCGCAGGCAGTACCGGGACATGCAGGTGAACGTCAGGTTCCTGGGTGCCTCCGTGCCCCCCTACATGAGGGACCAACTGGACATCGTCTGTGGCTGGCCCGACAAGGCCGTCACGTCGCTGGCGTCCCGCTGTATGTGGGATGGGGTCACGTCGCCGTCGGGCGAGGAGGACCCCCTGGGGGCCATGAGCCTCCTGCACGACAACAGGTTCGACCTGCTCGTGCCCGAGCTTGTGGACGCGACCCTGACCTACTGCTGCTCGTTCGTCGTCGCCTTGCCTGGCGACCCGGCTGCGGGTGACCCTGACGTGGTCGTGACGGGCGCTGACGCCCTGTGGGCGACGGGCCTGTGGGACGTGCGCCGCAGGGGCCTGGAGGCCGGCCTGCTGGTGGACTCCGCTGACGATAACGGCAAGCCGACGTCGGTGCTGCTGCTGACGTCTGAGCATGTGACTCGCCTGGCCCTGGGGGACCGGGGGTGGGTGGCCGTCGCCCGCATGGATCACTCCCTGGGGCGTGTCCCTATGGAGCCGCTTCCGTACCGGCCGGCCCTGGGTAGGCCGTTTGGGCGGTCGCGTATCAGCCGTGAGGTCATGTCCATCACTGACCGCGTGGTGCGCGCGGGTTTCCGTACGGAGGTGTCCTCGGACCTGTATGCGGCCCCGGCGCTGCTGCTGCTGGGTGCGGATGAGACCATGTTCCAGAACGCTCAGGGCGAGCGCACGCCGCTTTGGTCCTGGTACATGGGGCGCCTGAAGTCCTTACCGAAGGATGAGGACGGGGATAAGCCGGACTTGCAGGTGATCCCGCAGCAGTCGATGGAGCCGTTCTTGGCGATGAAGAGGGCGCTGGCCGCAGAATTTGCTTCGGCGACGTCGCTGCCGATCTCCGCGCTCGGGATCGTCCAGGACAACCCATCCTCGGCTGAGGCGATCTACGCTGCCAAGGAGGACCTGGTCATCGAGGCGCAGAACACGACGCGGTCGATCGGCTACGGCCTGAACCGGATCGTTCAGGATGCTATCTGCCTCCGTGACGGGATCCCCGTCTCGGAGATGGACGATGAGGTGCGGAATCTCGCCACGAGGTGGCGTAACCCGGCCATGCCGTCCGTGGTCAGCCAGTCCGACGCTGTGGTCAAGCAGATCAGCGCGATCCCGGAGCTTGCTCAGACTGACGTGGCCCTGGAGGAACTGGGCTACTCGGCTGAGCAGATCGTCAGGATTCGGTCGCAGATCAGGCGGGCGCAGGCTGGCGGGGTGCTGGATCGTCTGCTGGCCGCTGCCCCGGCTCCTGCTGCACCTGCGCCGCAGGAGCCCGCGGAGCCTACTGGGGTGACCGCTGGTGACGACGCGGGCTGACCTAGAACGGCTGTCCCGCGGCCTGGATGAGGCCACGCGGATGGCGCTGGCGGCCCTGTCGTCGGCGTTTGGGCGACTGGACCTGTCTAGCCCCGAGAGGGCGCGTGACGCCCTCCTGGTGGTGATGCCGGCCATCGCTGCTCAGTATGGGGACCTGGCCGCATCGTCTGCCGCGGAGTGGTATGAGCGGCTGCGTGCTGACGCCGTCGGTGGTCCCTACTCGGCCATCCTGGCTGACGGGCCGTCCGAGGTGCAGGTGACGCAGGCGACCCGCTGGGCGGTCAGCGGCCTGTGGGGCGCTGACCCACCTGGGGTGCAGGCCACCCTGGGCGGTGTCCTAGGGCGCCTCATCGGACAGCAGGGGAAGGACACGGTGCACCGAAACGTCGCCGCCGACCCGGCCAAGCCGAGGTGGGCGCGCGTGCCCGGCCCCGGCGGCTGCTGCGCCTGGTGCTCGATGCTCGCATCCCGTGGCTTCGTCTACGCCAGTGCTGCGACAGCCGGGCAGGGGCACGCCTACCACGATCACTGCTCGTGCGTCCCGACGCCACTGTGGAAGGGGCAGACACACCGCATCGACGGCTACGACCCGAAGGGCCTGCGTACCGCCTACGACAAGGCCAGGGCGGCCGTGAAGGCGTCCGGTGCCACCGTCGATGACAAGGCGATCGCCGCCGAGATGCGCCGCATCACCCCCGAGTCTTTCACTGACGGGGTTTCCCCCGCCGAGTGACCCAACACCTACCGAGCCCCTGCCGCGATGGTGGGGGCTTTGTCGTGCCGCGATGGCACCTATCACCGAGGGAGAACCCAATGGACAAGACCGCCAAGGCCGCTGAGGCCGCGGAGCCGACCGAGCCCACCGAGACCACGGGGGAGGCGCCCGCGACGGGCGACGCCGCCGACACTCTCGGAGACGCCGGGAAGAAGGCCCTGGCCGCCGAGCGCGCAGCCCGCCGAGAGGCCGAGAAGCGCGCCAACGACCTCGCCGCCCAGATCAAGGCCGCTGAGGACGCCGGCAAGACCGAGGCTCAGAAGCAGGCCGAGACCCTCGCCAGCCTCCAGGCTGACCTGGCTGCGATGCGGGCCGAGAAGGAGCGCGCCGAGGTCGCCGCCAAGACCGGAGTCCCCGTCGACATCCTCGCAGGCCCCGGCGACGACCCCGCCGCATGGGCCGAGCAGGTCAAGGCGTGGGCCACCGAGCAGGCCAAGCCCGCCGATGCCCCCGCCCAGCCGGTCGTGCGCCACCACGGTAACCCGCCCGGCGCGGGAGCCGCCTCCCTCGATGAGCAGATCGCCGCCGCTGAGGCGGCCGGAGACCGGACTCTCACGGCCTCTCTGAAGGCCCTGAAGCTCGGCTCCCACTGATGAGCCATCACGAACGAAAGGAGCCATGATGCCCGGAATCACCGGCATGGCAACCACCTACAACTGCCCGAATTACGTCGGCGAGCTCTTCGCCGCCAGCCCTGAGGACACGCCACTGCTGTCCTCGATCGGCGGCCTGACCGGCGGAGTCCCCGTCGGCGGCACCGTCTTCTCCTGGTCCGGCTACGACCTGCGCGACGCCGAGGACGGACGCCAGCGCACTGAGGGCGCTACCGCCCCCGCCGCCGAGGGCCGCGCCCGCTTCGCCGCCAGCAACGTCGTCGAGGTCCGCCAGGAGAAGGTCAGCGTCTCCTACACCAAGCAGGGCGCGACCCGCCAGGTCACCCCGGCGACCGGGGCGACGACCGTCACCATCGGCGACACTGTACTGCCCGCCGACGAACTGGCCTGGCAGATCGGCACCGAGCTGAAGCAGATCGCCCGCGACGTCGAGAAGACCTTCATCACCGGCAAGTTCGCCAACCCGACGGACAACCAGACGCCCCGCAAGACCCGCGGCCTCATCGAGGCGATCACCACGAACGTGGCGACCACCACCCACAAGGCCGCCGAACTGACCGAGGCTGACATCCTCGACCTCATCGAGAAGGTCTGGACGAACGGGGGCCTCCAGGAGGGCGAGACCCGGACCATCATCGTCAACTCGAAGATCAAGCGCGCCCTCACCCGCATCTTCATCAAGGACGCCAAGTATCAGGAGGGCACCCGCAACGTCGGTGGCGTCAACCTGAAGACCCTGGAGACCGATTTCGGGGTCATGAACGTCATGCTCAACCGGTACGTGCCGGCCGACAAGCTGATCGTGGCTTCCCTGGAGCAGCTGGCTCCGGCGTTCCTGGAGATCCCCGGCAAGGGCCACTTTTTCGCGGAGCCGCTGGCGAAGACCGGCGCGTCAGATGACGTGCAGATCTACGGGGAGATCGGCCTCCAGTACGGCAACGAGAAGGCTCACGGTGTCCTGACCGTGGCTGCTGACTGACCGGCGTAGGGGCGCCCCGCGCACTGTGGGGCGCCCCGCCTGTCTGAGAGGAGGGGATCATGAGGATCACCTGTGAGCGTCACCCGAATCTGCTCATCACTCACCCACGGGTTGAGTTCGTGGACGGGGTGGCTGACGTCGACGAGGAGACCGTCAAGGCCCTGTCTCCACTCCTGGATGCGTTCGGGATCGACGCCGCCGACATCGGTGGCGAGCACGCCGAGACCAAGGAGACCCCGAAGCGGGGCAAGAATGGCTGACGCTTTCGCCACAGTGGAGGACCTGGAGGCGCGGTGGCGTGGCCTGTCTGAGCAGGAGCGGAAGCGGGCCGGGGTCCTCCTGGAGGATGCAACGGACCTCATCAAGTCCTCTGCGCCGCGCTGGCAGCACGCGTCTCTGTCGACACTGAAGCGCATCACCTGCGCGGTCGTGAAGCGGGCGCTCCAGGCCGAGCAGGGGGCGGCCGATGGGCTCCCCGAGCCCAGGGGCCTCCTATCCAGCGAGATGCATGTGACCGGCCCGTTCACCGACCAGTACGCCTACAGCAACCCGGAGGGCGACCTTTTCCTCAGGGCGGCTGAACTGAAGCAACTGGGCGGCCGGCGGTCGGCGGCCTTCGAGGTGGACCTGCTGGCTCCGGCGGTGGCCCCGTGATCGCCGCCGGCCTGGTCGCCGTGACAAGACTCAGGGCGGGCGACGGCGGGCGCGACCAGTACGGTGAGGCTGTCCCCGGACCGGTCGTGGAGACGCCCCTGCCGCCCGCCCTGCTCAACCCCGGCGGCACGTCCGAGCCGGTCTCAGCGGGCTCTCTGCCGGTCGTCAGCCAGCCCACCCTGTACTGGCGTGGCCAGCACCCGGACATCCGCTCCAGCGACCTCCTGCGCATCGCAGGCGTCACGTACAGGGTCGAGGGCGCCCCGGCGCGCTGGCCCAAAGGCTCCGTGGTCACGCTCCACGCCGCCACCGACCCACGACAGACGGGGGGCACCTAATGGGCGTCGTGCGATTCAAGCTCGACCGCAAGGGAATCCAGGCGCTCGTGTCCTCCGATGAGGCCCAGGACGTCGTCAACGAGGCCGCCGAGGAACTGCGCGCCCGCGCGGGGGACGGCTTCAAGGTCCACTCCTCCAACAAGGGGAAGCGCGCCCGCGCCTACGTCCACGCCGGCACGAAGGAGGCGGGCCTGGAGCAGATCAAGCACCACACCCTGGAGAGGGTGTTGGGCAGCATCGGGGGTGGCTGATGGCTGGCACCTCGAGGGACACGAAGGCCCTGGTGATGGCGGCCCTGAAGGGCGCCCTGCCTGACGTGCAGGTCGTGTCCAGCGTCCCCTACGCGAATGGGGATCCGCCGGAGCCTCTGGTCCTGGTGATCGCTACGGGTGGTCAGGGCCAGCACCACCGGGTCCTGAGCACTGGTCAGGTCACCATCGACAGTTTCGCTCCCACCACGGGCCAGGCAATGCGCCTGGCCCTTCGTGTTGACGCCGCAATCAACGCCCTCGTGGCCGGTCACGACTGGCCGGTCACGAAGGTCACGGGGAACGCCCCATCCGAGTCGCCCGACCCGACTATCGCGGCCGCCCGATCGACGGCCACCTACCAGATCACCACACGGAACCAACCGTAAGGAGAACACCAATGGCAGTGAATGCCGACAACGTACTCGGCTTCGGGTCGGACGACGACAGTCTCTACCTGGGCGCCTACGACCCCGCCCTCGCCACCAAGATCCAGGGCCTCACCACCGCCGTACCCACCACCCTGAAGGACTGCGGGTGGCTGTCCGACGACGGTATCAAGCTGACGATGGACGACTCGGTCACCAAGATCAAGGGCCACCAGGGCCACGGTGTCGTGAGGACCTTCATGGACTCCTCGGAGACCGGGCTGGAGGCCGCCCTGCTCGAGTCGCAGTTGGACATCGTGACCCGCTTCCTGAACGCGACCGCGGAGAAGATTCAGGAGCAGATCGGTGCCGGCCCGCAGAAGACGGACGTCGCGAAGTTGACGGCGAAGGCGCAGCGCACGGTGACCGTGCTCAGTGGCGTCCTCGACGTCTTCGACACCGCCTCCACCGGGGACGCCCGCACCCGCATGCGGATCGTCTTCCCTCGCCTCGAGCTCGGTGAGCGCGGCGAGGTGGCCTTCAAGGTGGGCGAGCTGACGGCCTGGTCCTACAAGCTGAGTGTCCTGGGTGACTACGTCATCTACTCCAACGCGAAGTCGCTGATCCCGGCCTGACGGCCGCTCTAGCCCCCTGCCCCGGCGCGGATGGTCGGTCCCTGCGCCGGGGTGGGGTCACCACAATCTTGGGACCGCCACCACCTGAAAGGGACCGACAGATGACTAGCAAGAAGACCAGCGAGACCGGGAAGCGCGCCGCCGAGATCGGGGCCGCGACCCCGAAGGACTTCCAGGAGGCCGAGGCCAACGGGGGCCGCATCGTGGAGGTGACCGTCGACGGCCTCACCGTCGCCGTCGACCCGACCGCTTTCCAGTCCGACTGGGAGGTGATCGAGGCGCTGGCCGCGATGGAGGACGGTAGCGCCTCCCCGGCCGCGATGATGCGCGTCACCAAGGCCGTCCTGGGTGACGCCTACGACGACGTGAAGAACCACGTCCGCAAGGACGGGAAGGTCTCCGCCGACGCCATGGGGGCCTTCCTCCAGAAGGTGTTCGAGGTCCTGAACGCGGGAAACTGATCGCCCTCCCCGCGCTCCTGCGGGAGCATGGGGAGGAGATCGAAGCAGACCTGCTCAGGGTCTATGGCGTCGACCTGCTGGACCTGTGGAGGGGGCGGCTGACGCCTCGCCGGCTGCTGGTCCTCATCCGGGGCCTCCCGCCCGGCTCGGCCCTGGGGAGGGCTATGGGCGGGGACGTCGCCCTCTCAGATGAGGTGACCGCCACGCGCATGGCCGCCTGGCAGATCTGCTGCTACATCGCCTCCGCTGTCGGAGCCAAGCGGTCCGACCTGCCGAAGCCTCCGCAGCCGCCCGAACCGGGCTGGCAGCAGAAGGCGCGGGGGGCGCAGGAGCGGCAGGACGCCAAGGGGCTCCGATGGCTCGCCAGGCACCCAGAACTGGCCGCGCAGGCCAGCGCATAACCAACACGGGGGAGGCCCCGCAGCACGCCGCTGTGGGGCCTCCCAGCATATAGAGGAGGGCCTGAATGGCTGGCAGCAAGCCCACGGGACACACCATCGGCACAGCCTGGATCCAGGTGGCCCTCTCCACCAAGGCGATCTCCCAGCAACTCAAGGAGGCCCTGGGGGGCGTCGACACCAAGCCGGCCGAGCGGCAGATCGTCTCCGGCCTGGGCGGGGCTTTCCAGAAGGTCGGGAAGATCGCCGCCGGGGCGCTCGCCGTCACCGGCGCTGTCGGCCTGGCGGCCAGTTTCTCGGATATCGCGAAGCAAGCTATCGATGCCTCCGACGCCACCAACAAATTCAAGAACACCTTGGGCTTCGCGGGTAAGTCCGCGGCCGATATTGATCGGCTCACGAAGTCCACGAAGGACTACGCGGACAAGACCGTCTATGGCCTGTCCGATATCCAGTCGATCACCGCCCAATTGGCGTCGAATAACGTCGCCGGATATGACAAACTCGCCGAGGCTGCCGGTAACCTGAATGCGGTCGCCGGCGGAAATGCCGAGACTTTCAAGTCGGTCGGCATGGTGCTCACCCAGACCGCAGGCCAGGGGAAACTCACCACCGAGAACTTCAACCAGCTCGCTGACGCCGTACCTGGTGCGTCCGGGAAACTCCAGCAGGCCCTCCTCGAGGCCGGTGCCTACACGGGTAATTTCCGTGAGGCGATGGAGAAAGGGCAGATCACCGCCGAGGAGTTCAACGCGGCGGTGATGGACCTGGGCATGACCGACGTCGCCAAGGAAGCGGCGACGTCGACGGCGACGATTGAGGGCGCATGGGGCAACCTCGAGGCCGCCCTGGTGTCTGGGGCGATGGGTATCGTCGACCAGATCAAGCCGGCGCTGACCGGCTTCATGGGGAATGTTGCCACCGGGGCCGAGAAGGCTTTCGGGTGGATTAACGACAAACTGGTGCCCGGAATCCAGGGCGTCTGGGACATTCTCTCCAAGGGCCAGTTTGATGGCTCCTCCAAGGTATTCGGCCTCGAAGAGGACTCCGGTATCGTTGACTTCCTCTTCAAGATCGGGGAGTCCGCCCGGGCGGCCGGGGATTGGATTACCGGCACGCTTATCCCTGGAATCCAGGGCGTCGCCAGCATTCTTTTCCAGGGCGACTATCAGGGGCCCGCATCGCTCTTCGGACTCGAGGAGGACAGCGGTGTCGTGGATTGGCTGTTCCACATCCGAGATGCTGTCATCGAGGTCGGCAACTGGGTCAATAACACGTTCATCCCGTCACTCCAGAGCGTCACGTCGATCATTTTCACGGGGGATACGGACAAGCCGCTCTTTGGGCTCAAGCCTGATTCGGCCATCATCAGTTTCCTGGAGGGGCTGCGTGACGCCGTCGGCTGGGTCGTGGATGCTGGCCTGAAACTGAGTTCCTGGATCGTCGACAACAGAGCCCTTTTGGGCGGCCTGGCGGTCACGGTCGGCACTGCTGTCGTGGCCTTCAAGGGCATGCAGGTGGTGATGGCGGTCTCCGCCTTGGGTGGCATCACCCCGATGATTACGTCCGCCGTGACGGGCTTGATTTCATTCGAGAGGGTGACCAATCTAGCCAAGAGTGCCCAGCTCGCTTTCAATGTGGTGTTGAACGCGAACCCGATCATCCTTGTAGTGACGGCTATCCTCACTCTGGTCGCCGCCCTGGCGTGGTTTTTTACCCAGACGGAGACGGGCAAGAAGGCGTGGGCGGCGATCACTGACGAGTTCAAGAAATTCTTGGACTGGATTGCACCCTATTGGGATGCGACCCTGAATGCGCTCAGTTCGGCCTGGAATACGGTGTGGAACGCCGTCAGTGGGTTCTTCACCTCCTACGTGGTCCCGGCTATCACTGGCGCTGTGAGCGTCCTGGGGAGCATCTGGAGCGGGCTCGTCTCCATCGTCACTGGCGTGTGGTCGGGCATCCAGTCCGCGGTGCAGACGGTGGCTGACTGGTTCACCGCATATGTGCTACCGGTTTTCGAGGCCGTGTGGACGGGAATCAAGATCGGCGTCTGGGCGATGGCGCTTCCGTTCGTCGTGGTGTGGGCGCTTATCCGCGCGGCCGTTTTGGTCGTCGTGGACTGGTTCATGGCCTATGTCGCCCCGACACTGGCGACCGTCTGGTCGTGGATTGTGGCTGGCGCTCAGGTCCTCTGGGTCGGTATTCAGACGGCCTGGGGGTGGATTCAGGCGGCTGTCGCTGTCACGGTCGAATGGTTCAGCACCTATGTGGCACCGGCGTTGGCGGCGGTATGGGTTGGAATTCAGACCGGGGCCCAATACCTGTGGGCCGGAATTGTCGCCATCTGGAGTGGCATTCAATTAGCTGTCCAGATGTCCGCAGATTTCTTCACGACCTATATTCTGCCGACCATTTCTGCCGTATGGACCGGAATTCAGATCGGGGCACAATTCCTGTGGAACGGGATTGTGACGATTTGGAATGGCATCCAGTTGGCCGTCCAAACCGTGGTCGGTTGGTTCCAGACCTACGTGCAGCCCGTCATTTCGGCCGTCTGGGATGGGATCAAGGCTGGAGCCAACCTCCTGTGGACCGGAATGGTTACCATTTGGGATGGCATCAAGAGCACCGTGAATACGGTCGCAATGTGGTTCCAGAATACGCTCAAGCCTATTTTCGACACGGTTACGGATAACATCAAAACCGCGTTCGACAATATGAAGAGTGGTATTCAAACCATTTGGGATGGCGTGAAATCGGTCGCCGCAAAGCCCATTAATTTCATCATCAATACGGTATACCGGGATGGAATTAAGAAAACGGCCGACAGTATCGCCGACAAACTGGGACTCTCCCTGAGGCTCCCGGACGTCTCCGCAATCCCAGGATATGCCACCGGTGGCGTCCTCCCCGGGTACAGTCCGGGGCGGGATATCTACCACTTCTACAGCCCGGACGGCGGCGGCGCTATCGCCCTCTCCGGCGGTGAGGCAATCATGCGGCCCGAGTGGGTGCGCGCCGTCGGCGGCCCCGCAGCAATCCACCGCATGAACGCGGCCGCGCGCGGCTCTAGCGGCGGGCACATCCCCGGCGGTGACCGGGGAGCCGAATTCGCTGCCTTCGCGAAGGGCGGCATCTGGGACAAGATCAAGGGCACCGTCAGCGCCGGAGTCCAGAGCGCGAGCGACTGGATCTCCAGCGCCGCGGACGCCGCCTCCTCGATCATCTCCGACCCGCTCGGGGCGGTCGAGAACCTGATTACCGCGCCTGTCAAGGTCCTGATGCGGGGGCTGCCCGGAACCGGGTTCTTCCACGATTTCGCGGCCGCTATGCCACAGAAATGGATCGACGGATTCGGGGAGTGGCTGAAAGGCAAGACGGCCACCATGGCCGCGTCAGATATCGTCAACGCGGCGCGCATGGCGATCGGTGCTACCTACGTGTGGGGCGGATCCTCGATCCCGCCCGGCGTCGACTGCTCAGGCCTCGTCTACTGGGCAGCCCACCAGATGGGGAGCAACATCCCGCGCCTGACGGCTGCCGGCTACCAGGCGGGCTCTACGCCCGGCGGGTCACTGAATACTCCCGGGACCCTTCTGTTCTGGGGGTATCCGGCGCACCACATCGCCATCGCCTCCGGCAACGGAATGATGGTCGAGGCCCCGACATTCGGCATCCCCGTGCGGGAAACCCCGATCTACGGCAACCCGTCGACCGGCCTCTACAAGTTCGACAACGGCGGCCTACTCCAGCCGGGACTCACGACGGTCCTCAACGCCACGGGCAAGCCGGAACCGGTTTTCACGGGCGGCCAGTGGGACAAGATCGACGACCTCCTAGCCAAGGGGAACGCCGGCGTGCCGGCAGTCCTCGAGGTGCGGGACGTCGACGGCGTCCTGATCGGCCGGATGCAGGTGGAGGCCGACCGCGCGGTCGACCGCGTCGCGTCGGACCTGTCCGGCCGTCGCATCCGCTAACCGGGCGGGGATCGCCACACCAGCGATCCCCGCCCCCTATTCCAGGGGGTATTGAATGGCGCTGACTGAAATGCGGGTCAACCTCTGCCAGAACGGCTCTTTCACCAAAGACACGTTCTGGTGGTGGAGCTGGAAGTCCGAGATCGCCGCCGAGAACGGGCGACTGCGGATCAAGGCGCAGGACGCCAACGGCTTCAACAAGGTCGCGATCACGCAACGCGTCAACCTGGGCGGGCCTGCCGCAACCGACCAGCGCTGGGCGTCCGTCGCTGCCGACTTCGACACATCCCCCATGGGCGCATCCCTACAGGATGCGGCGATGCTCGCCCTGCGCTTCTACCTCCCGGGGAAGCAGACCGTTCACTACGCAGTCATGATCGGCCAGACCGCGCCTACTGGCCGCGGTCGGCTAATCATGGAGGTCCCGCCCGGCGCGGAGTCGTTCGACGTCTACGTGGGAGTGACCAACCTGGGCAACCGGGTCGGCACGATCTACGCGGACAACGTGCTCATCCAGCTGGGTCCGACGCGTGAGAGCGTCGCCAACACGGACTACTTCGACGGCGACACCCCAACTCGTGAAGACGGGCGGTCCGGGATCGGCTGGCAGCACCAGTGGACCGGCGACAAGCACCGCTCCGCGTCCCGGGCGATCCGCAGTGTCCTGCCCGGTAAAGAAATCGCCATCGAGGACATCAGCGCGGGCGAGGGTCACCCGGCGGTATCCCTCGCCGTCCACGGCGACGGCACCGGCTACAGCGTAACCCGGACCGTCCGGGGATTCACGACCCTGATCCGCGGCGGCGCAGACATCCGCATCTCCAACCTGGACTACCTCGAGGACCACGAGATCCCCCTGGGGGAGACGGTCACCTACACGCTGCGCCATGAGGTCACGGAGCAGTCATGGTCAGCGAGCGTCCGCCTGGACTCGCCGTCGGCGTGGCTGTCCGACCCGCTGGACTGGACGTCCGCCATCGAGCTGGACATGGGTGACCAGCATCGCGATGACCTGCCGCTGCTGACCGCCGGCTCCCTGTCCGGCCACAAGTGGGGCACGGGCGGCAAGACGGTCCTCCCGCTGGGGGCGAGGCTGCCGGTCCAGCTCGGGGCCGCGAGGACCGCCCCCGAGGGCCTGAAAGCGATCATCACGACCTGGGACCAGCGGCAGGCTGACCGGGTCGCGGCCCTGGTGGAGCAGGCCGGCGTCCTCCTCCTGCGCGTCCCTCATGACCCGCAGCGGGCGACCCTGTGGGGCGGGTACCTGCCGGCCGACATGCAGGTCGAGTACATCGCTGAGGGCATCACCCAGTGGGACCTGTCCGGGGGTGTGATCGCACCTCCGGCGCTGCCGGTCCTGGTGGTCCGAGCCACCTACGACCGCTCAAGGGAGCTCGCTGCGGGCGCCACCTACGACGCGATCAGGTCCCGCCTGGGGACCAAGACCTACGCCGACGTCAAGAGGCGTCCGCTCCAGATCGGAGGCTGACCATGCTCGCGATGACTGACGCCGCCCGCCAGTCGATCACCGGCACCCGCTCGAGGGAGTCGGTGCAGGTGGACGCCTACCTGGGGGACGACCTGGTGCGCGCTGGCCTGCGCGTGGATTCCTGGTCCCTGACCTGGGACGCCGGCCGCGCTGTCCAGTGCTCCGGCACCATCAAGATCATCGACGAGGACGGGACGCTCCAGCCCTGGGTGCTGGGTGACACCCTGGGGCCGGGGGCGCGCCTACGCCTCACCTGGATCGCCGAGGACGGTAGTCGCATCCCCCGCGCCGTCCTCGTCGTCACCAAGCCCGAGCCGGAACAATTCTGGCAACTCACCCGCGCCGGGGGCGTCGAGCGGTGGCTGCCGACCGGCGGTGTCGTCACCTGCTCCGTGGAGGACACCAGCATCCTCCTCCAGCGCGACAAGCTCCAGGCCAAGGCGCCCGGGGATGAGCGCTCCGACGTCGTCAAGGAAACGCGCCGTCTCCTGGCTGGGGCGGTGCCGCTCGTGGACGACTCGAAGAACTTGACGCTGGCGAAGGTCGCGGCGGGGACGATCTACGAGAAGGAGCGGCTGGACGCGATCGACGATCTCCTGTCCCACGGGGGTCTGGCGCGCCGCACGGACGGTGAGGGGACGATGCACATCATCGACCCGAAGAAGGGGGCGGACAGCCCCGTGTGGCGGATCCAGGGCGGGGATTTCATGGCCGCCCTGGTGTCCCTGTCCCGCTCGATGGACCTGGGGACCGTCTACAACTCGGTCGTGGCCACGTCCCAGGGCGGGCAGGGCGAGCACATCGGCCGCGCCTACCTGGACCATGGCGTCTCCCGGTGGGGCGGGCCGCTCGGCAACTCGACAGAGTTCTACAGCAGCCCGCTGATCGACTCGACGACGGCGGCCGAGCGCGCCGCAGCCACCCGCCTCGCCGAACAGACCGGCCCCAAGACCACCAGGCTCAAGGTCCAGTGCCTCCCGCACCCCGGCCTCGAGATCTACGACTGGGTGACCGTCGCGGTCCCCACCCGGTCTGGGCGCGCTATCGACGTCACCGGGCAGGTCCGATCCATGAGCCTCGGAGGAGACGCGCAGAGCAGCGTCGCCGCCAGCACCCTAGAGGTCGACGTCGACGCCAGCGAGATGCGCGCCGTGATCCTCGGAGACAAAGCCTCATGAGCGGGCTCGCCGAGCTGATCGCCGGGATCGGCCAGCAGGGCGGCACCAGCATCGTCACCGGCACTGTCGGGTCCTCCCGGGGGCGCCTGGTGGTGACGATCGAGGGGGTGCAGGTGCCTGCGTCCTGGCTCGACCCCGTCAGCGTCAATCCGGGGGATGCTGTTGTTGTGGCTCTCACGCGGGGGGCGGCTGGCCAGTCCTCTGCGATTGTCCTGGGGCGTGTGACGGATGCGCCCAGGCCGACGACCGGCACCGTCATCAGCGCCGCCAGCGGGCAGGCTGTCGTCCGCACCACGGCCGGCAATGTCTCCGTGACTCATTCCTGGAGTGCGCCGTCGGTCGGGCAGACCGTCTCCCTCATGTGGCAGGACGGGCGCGCGACCACGGTCGGCCCCGTCGCCTGGAAGGATGCACCCGCCATGCCGGACGTCCTGCCGGCCGCGTTCCCGCAGCTGCTGGTCCACGGCG